GAAGGCGGCCTCAACGCCAAGGGCCGCGCCTCGCTCCGCGCCGAGGGGCGGAACATCAAGCCGCCCGTGAGCGCGAAGGAGGCCAGCGCCTCGCCCACCAAGGCCAAGCGCCGGATCGCGTTCTGCAAGCGGATGTCGGGGATGAAGGCCAAGCTGACCAGCGCCAAGACGGCGAACGACCCCGATTCGCGCATCAACAAGGCGCTCAGGAAGTGGGACTGCTGACTCGACCCGAACCGAACCGAACCGCACAGGAGCGCACATGGCAGCCACGATGGTGAAATCCGCAGTACTGGCCGCAACCACCGCCGATCAGGCCGCGACGGTCATTGGACTGCCGTCCCCGGGCGAATGGGCGGTGCAGCTGGCCGGGACGTGGTCCGGCACAGTGACGTTCGAGGCGACCGTGGACAGCACGACGTGGGTCAGCTTCGAGCTGGAGCCGACGACGGACCTGTCGGGCACGACCAGCAGCCTGACCGCCACGGCCACGGGCAACGGCGTCTGGACCGGCGCCACACGCGGCGTCGCCGGCGTCCGCGCCCGCTTCTCGACGGCGACCAGCGGCACCGTGAACATGACCGTGCGGTACGCGGCCTACTGAACGGCCCGCGACATTCCCTTCCCTTCCTGAGGACGACTTCGATGGCGGCGACGAACTACACGAACATCATCACGGCGCAGGACGCGCTGGTCAACGCGGCGGCCCGGCAAGGGCTGGCGCCCTCCACCTCCATTTCGGCGCAGGATCTGCCGGTGTCGATCCTGGCCAACGTGCTGCAGGGGCAGCTGGGCGGCGCAACGCTGCTGACCGGCGCCGGCGCCGGGTTCACCAGCGGCACGGGCACCGTGTACAAGTCGGGCATCACCAGCGCGGGCGGGATCATCACCACGCAGATTCTGGTGGACCTGACCGGGCTCAACGACTTCGCCGCCGGGGACATCATCGGCAAGAGCGCCGCCACCACGCCCGCGCACATCGGGCAGATCACCGCCGCCGAGAACGGCACCATCTTCTCCGTGCGGATGGAGTGCCTGGAGCTGCCGGCCGGTGCCGACGTGGACATCGACCTGTACAGCGCCACCGAGGGCACCGGCGCGCCGGATAGCGCCGTGTCGGCGCTGACCGAGACGCTGCTCATCAACAGCGGCGACTGGACGCTGGGCGCCGTCAAGTACGCGCAGACCGTCGAGGCTGGGCAGTACCTGTATCTGGTCAACGGGGACACCACCGCCGGGACGTACACCGCCGGCAAGTACCTCATCACGCTGCTCGGCTACTAACGCCAACCGTGTCTTCCCTTGGGGACATCACTTGGCCGCTGGCCGTGGTCGCTGCCGTTTATCGGCTGGCCACGGCGTGGGAGCGGTTTGCGCCTGCGCTACCGCAGGAGATCCCGGCACCGGATGGCGTGGTGGTGCCGGAGGACTTGGTGGCGTTGGCGATGACCGAGTCCGAGTCGTGGGCGCAGGAGGAGATGCTCAAGGCCATGCGCGAGAAGTACGAGCTGTACGGCGACTGGAATCGCGTCCGGTCGGCCTTCGGCGTCGGCCCGTGGGCAGGAGGTGACGCATGACGATGCCGCCGATGGTGGAGGGACCGGACGCGCTGCCGCCGCTGGACAGCGAGGCGCTGCTGGCTGAGCAGATGGACGCCATCGTGCGGGAGGCGATGGGGGGATCGAACAACCCCCTGTCGCCCAACGAGCAGATGCGTCCCAACCCGCCGCAGAACGACGACCGGAGCGAAACGGAGCGCATCGCCGCGCTGCGCCGGGCGCTCTACGGGTCGGACTTCCCGATGGCGGACCCCGACACGACGGACGACATGCAGGCGTGGGCCACCTGGGCGCGCGGCTTGTGGGATTCGCGGCGAGAAGCCACGCAACAGCACCTGCATCTGGTCGAGCGCAACCGGCTGTTCCGCGCCGGGATGCAGTGGATCTCCTCCACCGGCCTTGGCCCGTGGCGCGAACCGGCGCGCCCCCGGGACGCGGCGCGGGTGGTGTACAACATGGTGGACAAGGCGCTGGACCAGCGGCTCCAGATTCTGATGGACCAGAAGCCGGGGTTCAGCGTCACGCCCACCACGCAGGATCCCGAGGACCGCCGTAAGGCGCAGGCCCAGCAGCTGGCGCTGGAGTACCAGCACGAGCAGATGATGATGGCCCGCATCGCCCGCGAGGCCGTGTTCTGGGCGCAAACCGATGGCGTCAGTTTTTGGCACATCGACTGGGATCCTGACCGGGGGCCGTGGGACGAGCGGATGGGCGACCAGCCCGGGCAGCGCAAGCCGCTGGGCGATCTGATGTCGCAGGTGCTGCGCGTGGAGCAGGTGCGGGTGTCGCCCAACGCCACGGCGACCATCCCACCGTACTGGGTCATCATCCGGGAGGTGATCTCGCGGTCTGAGGCGGCCTATCGGTATGGCGTGTCGGGCATCGACGCAGCCGACACGACGTTGTCCACCGGATACGCCCCCACCTATGCCGGCTCGGAGGGCGTCGGCGCGTGGGTGCTGACGCAGACGACCATCGGGGAAGGGCAGCGGCTGCGCGACGAGGACGTGACGGAGCGGTTGACCGTCTACGCCGCCCCGCACCCGGACGCCCTCCCCGAAGGACTGCAGCTGGTCGTCGTCGGGGATGTGGTGGTGTTCGGCCCCGAGAAGCTGTTCTGGAACACGATTCCGGTCGTGCCGGTGCGGGACGGGTCCAGCGACCCCTCCTACTATCCCCGGCCGGTGATGGAGCAGTGGATCGACCACCAGATGCGGGTCAACGCCCTGCTCTCCAAGTGGGTCGAGAACATCCGCGTCAACGCCGGTGGCCGGTTCCTGACGCGCCCGAACGCCATCGTCACCGAGACGTTCATGGGCGGCGTCACGTCCATGATCGAGGTCAAGGGCGCCGGCAACATGGGCGAGTCCATTCAGCCGGTGCAGGGGTTCAGCGTCGGGAACGACGTGAAGGAGGCGCTGGCGCTGGAAAAGCAGGCCTTCGAGGACGCCAGCGGGTGGAACGCCGTCAGCCGGGGGCAGGTCACGGGCGAGTCGGGGCGGGCGATCATCGCCAGCCGCGAGCAGCTGGAGCGCGTGTTCAGCCCCGCCGTCAACGCGCTGGCGATGGCGTTCACGGACTGGGCCAAGGTGACGCTGGCCGGCATGGCGTGGGGGTACGACGTGCCCCGGGCGCTGGGCGCGGTCGGCAAGGGGCGCCCGGATCTGGCGCGGGCCGTGTCGGCCAGCGACTTCGACGGGGTGTCCGACGTGAAAGTCGATGCGGCCACGATGATGCCCATGCCGATGGCCTTCCGCCTCTACCTGCTGGACAACTGGCTCCAGACCGGCGTGATCGACCTCAAGGAGTACCGGCGCCGGCAGATGTTTGCCGTGGCCCGGGACATGGGCACGCCGGACGAGGATCAGGAGGCGCGGGCGATGCGGGTGGCCGAAGCCCTGCGGATGGGCTATCCGCCGCCCGAGATGCGCTGGCAGGACAACGAGGCGATCCACCAGGACGTGCTGGAGCGCCAGATCCTGCTGCAGGACGACTTGGACCCGCAGATCATCGCCGCCGCGCAACAGCGGTGGACCGAACTGGCGAACCAAGCGATGCAGAAGCAAGGGGGCGGGGGGATGCCGGGTATGCCGCAAGCTCCGGCAGGACCAGAGGGTCCAGTCGCGCCTTCGGGCGGTCCCCCCGCCGCATCCGTGCCGGCACTTCCGCCGGGACAGCTGCCGCTGGCTTCCGGTAACCCGCCGATTGGCGTTGCCAACCTGGTTGGCGCGACGATGGCGGGCACCGACGAAGCGGAACAGGCAGCGCAACAGGCCGATATGCTTTCTCGGCAACTCTAGCGCCTTTGTCCATGACCGCACCAACCGACATCGCGTCCGTCATCGACGACGCCGTGGCCGCCGCCCTGCCGGCCCCGGCTCCCGACACCGACGCATCGGACACGCCCACCCCACAGCCCGCCACCGAGGAGACGCCGTATGCCGAGGAGGACGCCACTCAAGCGACGGAAGACGACGCGGCGGCGGGTGAAGATTCATCGGAAGCAGATGCTGTCACGCTCCCGGAAGGCTTTGTGGTGGTGGAGCCAGTCAGCGAAGGACTGGTCACCGAGTTCACGCTGAAGGACGCCGCCGGGGACGAGCTGGAAGTCCCGGCGCTGATGGTCGAGTACAAGGCGAACGGCAAGATCCGCACCGACCGGCTGGACCAGGTGGTCAAGCTGGCGCAGTTTGGCGTCTACAACCAGGAACGCGAGACGCGGGTCCAGCAGGTCGAGGAGGAGGCCCGCGCCGTGGCCCGGCAGCGCGAGGAGATCGCGCAGATGCTGGCCGAGCGCGAGGCGCAGCTGGAGCGCCTGCTGACCGACGACGACTTCTTTCTGGCCGTGCAGGAGCGGTTCCAGCAGGAGAACAGCCCGGAGCGTCGGGCGGAGCGGGCGGAGGAGCAGCTACAGTCCTTGCAGATCCAACAGCAACTGGAGCAGATTTCAAGCATAGGTGAGACGTTCCTGAACACGGAATTGGAGCCAGCCCTGCGGCTGTTGGAGCAGGCACTGCCCACCGTGCAGCGGGACGAGTTGGACGAACGATTGGCTGTCGCCATGCAGGCGCACTTGGTGCAGGGGCCCGGGGGCATCCCCTACCTGCCCGAGTCACGTTACGCTGCGCTGCGAAAGTACATCGTGGAAGATTTGGCCCCCTGGGCGCAGATGGTGCATATGAACCGGGCGGAGACGCAGCGTGACCCTGAAAAGGAACGACTGGCCGCTGAACGGGACAAGGCACGCATCGAGTCGCAGAAGGCCAAGCGGCAGATGAGTCAGGCCATGAAGCCGGTCACCCGCGCGCCCGCTCCGGCGAACGCGGCCCGGCCCAAGGGCAAGGCCCCTGCCACTCTCGACGATGCCGTGGACAGTGCCATGTCTGCGGTGCTTTCCTCACTCAGGTAACGCGCCTAGGCGCAGGAGGCGGCCATGCCCGCACCAACGGTCATCACGGACACCGAGCTTTCGGGTCTGCTCAAGAACGTTTACTCGCAGTACCGCATGAAGGTCCAGAACCTGGTCACCCCGCTGCTCGCGCAGCTGGAGAAGGCCCGGGCTGGCGGCCCCAAGAACATGCGTTGGGGCGGCAACAACGTCTTCTTCGACGTGGTCACCGGGCGTCCCTCGGGCGCGACCTTCTCGTCGGCCGGGTACTTCCCGAACGACACCACGGCGACCGAAGTGCAGGCCAACGTGGGCGTCGTGCGCGCCTACACCACCCGCCAGATCGACGGGCTCGCCTTTGTCGGCACCCAGAGCAAGGACGCAGCCTTCCAGACCATCGCGCGCAAGACGATGGAGGAAATCAAGGAAGCGTCCACCCTGCTCATGCAGCAGGCGCTGCACAACAAGCCCGACGGCATCGTCGCGCTGGTGTCCAGCTACTCCGCTGGCCCGCCGGTGACCGTGGTCGTGAACAGCCCCTACGGGCTGGCCAACGCCGGGCAGGGCTCGCTGCTCATCTCGGTGGGTGACACCATCGCCGTGCTGAACCCCTCCGGCGCCGCCGTGCGCGGGCGGGCGCAGGTGACGGCGATCAGCGTCTCGGGCGACAACGCCACGCTGACCCTGTCGGCCGCCATCTCCGGCACCACCAGCGCCGACTGGGTGGTGAAGGCGACGGCCAGCGACACGTCGTACAACGGGGCGATGAACGGCCTCATCAACATCACCAACCGGGGCGGCAGCTACGCCAGCCTGCACAACGTGTCGGCCAGCAGCGCCCCCATCTGGAACACGGTGCGCCTTGCCGCCGGCACGGACACGCCGGACGTGAACCAGCCCACCGAGTCGGACCTGTGGGTGCTGTTCCAGCGCATCGCCGGGCTCTCGGGCAAGGATCCCATGTCCCGCCCGCAGGAGTTCCTGCTGATGACCACGCCGGGCGTGGGCAAGGCGCTGATGGAGTCGATGATCGGGCAGCGCCGGTTCACCGCCAACGAGTTCGCCACCACGATCAAGGGTGGGTACAAGGCGATCAACGTGTGCGGCGTGAACCTGGTGATGGACTACTACGTCCCCGCCGGCACGATCTACTGCCTGCACATCCCCTCGCTGTCGTGGGTGGACGCGAAGGACTGGGGCTTCGTGGAGTTCGAGGGCGCCGGGCCGTGGCGCTGGCTGCAGGGCCGCGATGCGTTCGAGACGACCTATGGCTGGTACGGGAACCTCGCGTGCCTCCAGCGGAACTCGCACGGGATGATCACCGGGTACACCGACACGCAGCGGTTCACCCACGTCATCTAAGCAGGCGCACGGTGGGGGGTGGCATAGGGCTGCCCCCCGCCAGCCTGCACGTCCTCGGAGCATCCCATGCCCAACATCTTCTCTCCCAAGCCGGGACGCTTCGGCGTGCTGCCCAATCTGGTCACGGGCCGCTGCGATGCTGCCATCGGCAACTCCACGACCACGACCTACAACTTCGGCGGCCATCCGGCGAAGTGCTACATCAACCGGGCGATGGTGTCGGCGGGCACGGTGCCAGCGTCGTCCGGCGGGACCATCCTCGCCACGCTGGAGAAGTACGACGCCGTCGCCAACGCGGCGGTGACGCTGACGGCGAACATCGACCTGGAGGCGCTGACGGCGTCTGAGGGCACGGCGGTGGCGCTCATCAGCACGCTGACGGAGGCGCAGCGCACGCTGCTCCCCGGCGACACGCTGCGCTTCGCCGTGGTGACGACCAGCACGGTCGGCACGGCAGCGGTCGATCTGATGTGCAACGTCGAGCTGCTGGTGCAGGACTGAGCGGTGTCCGTCATCCTGAACGCGCTGGGCAACCCGGAGCCGTCGGCGGAGGTCAGCCAGCGGCTTCGGGCCATCGACCCCAAGCTGTTCCTGCGCTTCATCCCGCACCTGCCTGAGCATTGGGCCGTGTGCCGGGGCTGGGACGAGCAGGACGACCGCTGGGCCGAGGTGCGGAGCGGGAACGCCGACCCGTCCCGCGCGCACGACATCATCGGCTACCTGCCGATGGGCTGCTCGCAGGCGGAGGCGCCAGCGTACCTGGAACGCGTGCTGCGGTCCTACCCGAAGGAGGAGGTGTCGCGGCTGGCGGATCGGGTGCTGGCGTTCAACCAGACGGGGGCGGTGCAGGACGAGGTGCAGGCCGCCATCGCGGAGGTGCTGGACGCGCCGGACCCCACGGGCAAGACCAAGGTGCGACGCGGCAAGCAGGTCAAAGTCGAGAAGATCGTCTAGGCGCAGGTTCCACTCCCGGGAGCGTTCATGGCGCAGGTCACGCGGGCACAACTGATCAGTGACACGCGGGAGTACATGGACGCCGTCGGGTCAACCCGGTGGTCGGACAGCTTCATCCGCACCGTGCTGAACTCCGTGTACGACGCGGAGTGGTCGAACATCCTGAACGCCGCGCCCTACTTCCGTTTCGCGCAGCGGCAGGTGACGACCGACGCCAACGGGCAGGTGGCGTTGTCGGCGCTGGACAGCGGTGGCGGGGACAGCCAGCAGCTGTTCTACCGGGCCATGTCCGTCTCGGACGGCAACGTGCTGTACAGCGAGACGCGCTTTCAGGACGTGCCGCTGGCCACCACGACCAACTACCTGCCGACGTACCCCCGAATGTACTACATGACGGGGACGTACATGCAGACGCTGCCGGTGGCCTCCGGGGTCGCGCTCTATGTCGGCGTCAACTACAAGCCGACGGCGCTGATCGACCTGGCCAGCGACAGTTCGCTGATCGACTACCCGCTCAACAGCCACATCGTCCTCGTCTACCAGGGCGCCTACCAGCTACTGCTCAAGGGCGGGGCGGAAGGCGCGGCCGCCGGCAACCTCAAGCGGCTGGCGGACGAGGAGCGCGAGACGCTGCTGGACGACCTGCGCCGGCAGACGATCAACCCGACGCGCATGGCGTACCCGGACCTCAAGTACGAGTGGGCGGGCGGCTGATGGCACGACGGATGAGCGTGATCGAAGCCCGCGAGCGGAAGGCGGACCAGCAGCCCAAGATGGACGGCGGGCTGAACGACGTGTCGGACGAGTCCGTCGTGGCGCCCAACCAGCTGCGCCGCACGGTGAACGGGCGCCTGACGGACTACGGCGCCATCACCAAGCGGGGCGGCACGCGGCGCACCAGCACGGCCGCCATCTCCGCGCACGCCGTGCAGAACGGGTACACGTGGCGCAAGGACAGCGGCACGAACGAGATCCTCGCGGTCGTCAACGGTGTGCTGTACACGACGGCCTACGGCGCGTTCCCGTGGACGTGGACGGCGGAGTCTGGCACGCTATCGACGGCGGTGACGCCGACGATGGTGCAGTTCCGCGACGGGACGAACGACGTGGTCTACCTCGGGGATGGCGGCCTGCTGAACAAGTGGGACGGCACGACCCTGACCACGGACATCGCCGGCACCGTGGGCGCCAAGATGCTGGCGGTCCACAACCAGCGGCTCTGGTCCTGCGGGTGCAGCGCGGCGCCGGACTCGGTGTTCTACTCCGGCCTCAACAACGGCGACTCGCTGGCCAACGCCAGCTACAGCGGCTCCGGCGGGCCGGGCGGGCAGATCATCGTCCGCACCTTCGGGGACGAGGTCATCATCGGGCTGGCCAGCGTCAACACGTCGCTCCTGATCTTCCACCGGCGCGGCATCTCCCGCATCACCGGCTACGGGCAGGACGACATCACCGTGGCGCCGCAGGGCGTGACGGCGGACGTGGGCACGATCTCGGCCGGCAGCATCGTCTCCGTCGGCAACGTGGCGTACTTCGTCTCCGAGCGCGGGCTCTACCGCTGCAACGAGGCGGAGGTGGCGCCGGTGGGCACCGCCGAGACGCCGGACGTGCTGCTGCCGATCATCCGCACGCTGAGCGCGGCGCAGTTCGACCTGATCCGGGCGGTGTTCAACCGGGGCACGCGGGAGCTGTGGATCACCATCCCCGGCTACGGGTGCTACCAGTACCACACCGTGCTGAACGCTTGGAGCGGGCCGTGGGACGGCGGCTACATCCTGCCGGACACGACGGCGCTGTGGGAGACGCTGGACGGCGCCGGGCTGCCGGTCATCCTCAAGGGTGACACCAGCGGCTGGGTGTCGCTGTGCGACGCGCCGTACGTCTTTCTGGACAACGTGGCCGCCAACGGCACGGGCGGCACCCGCTACGCGCTGACGGCGCAGATGCACCGGATGTACTGCGGGGACGACGCCGAGGCCAAGGCGATCCGGTGGATCTACCTGACGGCCGCGCTCAAGGGGTCCGACCAGACCCGCGTCGAATGGAACTCCGGGGACAGCTTCGGCTCGTTCTCGCTGGCCCCCTCGACGGACGAGACGTGGGGCGGCGCGGGGACGGTGTGGGGCACCGGGACGTGGGGCGGCGCCGGATCGCAGTCCTACCGGGTGCCCTGCGGCGGGACGGGGTACTATTTCGACATCAGCATCATCGACTCCGGTGAAGCGCTGCCCGTGTTCTCGCGGGTGCAGCTGGAGACGTTCGCCTTGGGACGGAGGTAGAGATGGCCACAACGGTCGGGTCGCACACGATTGCCACGTTCACCAGCCCCGTCAACGGCACCACGCCGATTGACGCGAACACGGTGCGCGGCAACGACAACGTCATCCAGACGGCGTACAACGCCCACGACAGCGACACGGGCATCCACGTCCAGTCGTCCACGCTGGCCTCCCGTCCGGTCGCCGGCACGGCGGGGCGCAAGTGGATCACGGCGGACGCCGGGTCGTACAAGCTGTGGTACGACGACGGCACGCGCTGGCACGAGATCGGCAACGACGCCGTGGACATCGAGGTCATCGCGGACGAGAACCTCGTCAAGGGCGACGTGGTGTCCGTGACGGGCTACAACACCGGCCAGAACGTGGCGCGGGTGGCGAAGTTCACCGGCGCGGCCCCGGCGTTCGGCATCGTGACGGAGACGATTGCCAACGGCGGGCGCGGGTACATCATCAACACGGGCCTCATCAGCGACGTGAACACCAACGCCTTCGGCGCGACGGGGACGATCCTGTACCCGGCTGCGACGGGCACGTTCACGGCCACGAAGCCGACCAGCGGGACGTACCAGGTCGCGGCCTATGTGCTGCGGCAGAGCACGAACAACGGGGTGCTGTACGTCGAGTTCAGCGCGCCCCGGATCGTGGAGCGGTCGGACAACACGGCCAGCACGGTGGTGCTGCGGGACGCCTCGGGCGACTTCAGCGCCGGGACGATCACGGCCAACCTGACGGGCAACATCAGCGGGTCGGCGCCAGCCGGGTCGCTGACCGGCACGACGCTGGCCAGCAACGTGGTCAGCAGCTCGCTGACCTCCGTCGGCACGCTGACCAACCTGACGGTGACGAACACCATCGTCGGCAGCGTGAACGGCAACGCCGCCACCGCCACGGCGCTCCAGACGGCGCGGACCATCAACGGCG